AAGTCAAAATGTTCGTGTAATTCTCCGTTTTTCCGCAACTGTGCAGTACGGAATCGGTTCTGACATCGTACTTTACACACCTGCATAATTAACTGAATAACTAATTTACTAAAGGGGTGGGTTCTGCCTATCCCTTTTTTTATTAACCTAAAAAATATAATATTATGGCTTGTAATTTCATAAATACAGGTAGAGCATTAGCCTGTAAAGATTCTGTCGGAGGTATCAAGGCAGTTATCTTTGTACCAAACGATGCTACTAACAAAATTGTTGTAGACTCACTCGATACTACTACTGGAGCAGTAGATGGTCTTGTAGCTAACGTAGCAGGAGCTTACAAATACGAACTAAAAGGAACTTCTTCTCTTGAAGAAACTATTACTGCATCAGCAGATAACGGAACTGTTTTTTACGAACAAGCATTGAACTTGACTTTGCCTAAATTGTCGGCTACCGACACAAAAGAGATTAAGCTATTGGCAGCTTCAAGACCTCAAATCATTGTTCAAGACTATAATGGCAACTATATGGTTGTAGGATTAGAGAATGGTGCTGATGTTTCAGGTGGTACTATCGTAACAGGTACTGCTATGGGGGATATGAGTGGATACACTCTTGTATTTTCAGGAATGGAAACTTCTCCTGCTTCTCATCTTGAGGTAGCATCAGATGGAGATACTGGAACTGTTATTACAGTTGGTGCAACTAGCACCATCACATATTCTTAATACTTAGAATATCTTTAAATCTAAAAGGGGCGACATTATGTTGCCCTTTTTTTATTGCAAACAAACCACTATTTCTGTATTACTTAATTGTATGAAAATATTAACGACAACATCAATACAGACAATAAAATTCATTCCAAGAGAATTAGATTCATCTGTTACTTTGACACTAACCAATAAGAATACAAGAACTTCGTTTACTGTAAGTGTAGGGGTTGTAAATTCAAATGGGTATATGAGTATAACAGGGTCTTTTTCTTTAGTAGAAAATACCAACTATTCTATGGAAGTAACAAATTCATCAGGAGATGTTATTTATAGAGATACAATATTTTGTACGAATCAAACAGATTTTAATAAGTTCGATGTTCACAAAGACGACTATGTAACAGAAGATACTTACGACAACGAATTTATAGTATTATAATATATAATTATGGCTAAACACAATGTAAACAAGTACAGGCAACCTAAGACTGCTAAGAAGCAAGGAAAGGTTCACGTAGTAAACTTTTCGTCTTATACACGACCTGAAGTTGTAGAAGTACAAAATAAGGATTGGGTAGAGTATGGAGATGACAATGATTACTTCGGATACTTGATTGACAGATATAACGGTTCTCCTACTAACAATGCTGCGATTAATGGTATTGCAGATATGATTTATGGCAAGGGATTGGATGCAGTTGATGGAGATAGTAAACCTGAGCAATACGCTGAGATGAAGTCTTTATTCTCTAAGAAGTGCCTAAAAAGTGTTTGTTACGATTATAAGATGATGGGTAACGCTGCATTCCAGGTTATCTATTCTAAAGACAGAAGTCGTGTTGCACAAGTAGAGCATATTCCTGTTCAGACATTAAGAGCTGAGAAGGCAGATGCCAAAGGTAAGATTAATGCTTACTACTACTCTAACGACTGGTCAGAGGTTAGTAACTCAAAGAAGAATGTAAAGAGAATACCTGCATTTGGTTGTTCTCAAGAAAACATAGAGATAGTTTACATCAAGCCTTACAAGGCAGGTTACTTCTACTACTCTCCTGTTGATTATCAAGGAGGTATTCAGTATGCTGAGTTAGAGGAAGAGATTGCAAACTACCACATCAACAATATTCAGAATGGCTTAGCACCAAGTATGCTTATCAACTTCAATAATGGAGTGCCTTCTGACGAAGAAAGAACTGCTATCGAGCAAAGAATATACGACAAGTTCTCAGGGTCAAGTAACGCAGGGCGATTCATATTAGCCTTCAATGATTCTAAAGAGTTGTCGGCAAGTATAGAGCCAGTACAATTAAGCGATGCCCACCAACAATACCAATTCCTATCGGATGAGAGTATGAGAAAAGTTATGGTTTCCCATCGAATTGTATCTCCTATGCTTGTAGGAATAAAGGATTCTTCAGGTCTTGGAAACAACGCAGAAGAATTACAGACTGCATCTGTCCTTATGGACAACACAGTAATCAGACCTTTACAGGTAACTATCTTAGATGAGATTGAGGAGATTCTTCAATTTAATGGCATCGAATTAGATGTGTATTTTAAGACGTTACAACCACTTGAATTTACTGACTTGACTAATGCTATTAGCGAGGCAGAGATAGAGAAGGAAACAGGTATTAAAAAGGACTCTGAGGCAGATACAGAAGAAGAAGCTCCGATAGAAGAAGAACCAACATCTCAAACAGAATAAGATATGGCAAAAGCACTATTCATAAAGAAGGCTGACTTAGTAAAAAATACGGCTATTAGTGGGAATGTTGATACGGATAAGTTCATTCAGTTTATTCGATTGGCACAAGAAATACACGTTCAGAATTACTTAGGTACAGACTTGTATGATAAGATTAGCGAAGATATTATCGCAGGTAATTTAACAGGCAACTACTTAACATTGGTTAATGACTTTATTCAGCCTATGTTGATTCACTTCTCTATGGCAGAGTATCTTCCTTTTGCATCATATACTATTGCAAACGGAGGTGTTTACAGAAGCGAAGTTTCTAACGGATCTACTATTAGTAAAGAAGAGGTAGATTTCCTGGTACAGAAGGAAAGAGATTATGCAAACTATTATACTAACAGGTTTATCGACTATATGAGTAACAACGCTTCTTCTTTGTTTCCTGAGTATTACAGTAACACAAACGAAGATATTAGTCCTGATAAAGACACAGTATTTCACGGATGGAATTTAGGATAAAAAAACAATACGAACCAAAGCAAGACAATAAGGAGAAACTTAGAGTCTTTCTAAAAAAGATAGAAAATGGCAAACTCAATCAACTGGGGAAAAATATACGAAAGCACTAATTGGGGTGTTGGGGTTACAAGTAATACTATAAATTGGGGTAAGTCTTATAGCGACATTGCAGAAACTTCAGTAGTTCCTTCTTTGTTATCTATACTTGAGGCACGTTCTACATATTACGAGAATGCAGCAGCAACGACAACCTTGCTTACTAACCTTGAAAACATTGACTTATAATGGCAAACTTATTAGAAAAAGCGAGTATCGTATTAACACCTACAGGGTATAGTAGTGGAACGATTCACAACGTAAAACCGAGTTCAGCACCTTTTGGAGATTTAACAAAAGCAGGAGGTACGGTTGCTACAAGGGTAAATTCTTCGGGGTTAATTGAAACTGCTACAAACAACATTCCAAGAGTGGATTACGCTTTAGGAAGTGCATCTATATTGGTAGAACCTGCTTCAACCAACCTTTTAAGATATAGTGAAGATTTTACGGCAAGGGCAGGTGTTGGTTCTTTAGTAAATACTACGGTTACATCAAACGCTACAACAGACCCAACGGGTGGTAACAATGGGAGTCTTGTTACCCTTTCGTCAAATGCTTTTGCAAATAAAAATATTTTGATGACGGGGAATGAATTAACGTACTCTATTTATTTAAAATCTCCTACGGTTTCAGGAACTTACCCTTTAAATTGGTTCGATGGAAGTCATCACAGACAACTTGTAAATGTTACGACAGAGTGGCAGAGAATTGAAATAACCTTTACACCAAACGCAGGGGCAGGAAACTCGAGGTTTGTTTATTTCGGAGATAATAGAGGTGGATTAGGAGAAACACTATCGTCTGTGTATGTTTGGGGAGGGCAAGTAGAAGAAAAAGGATATGCATCTTCATATATTCCTACTACATCTGCAAATACAACAAGGTCTGCTGAATCTTATTCAGATGGAGGAGATGTATCTTTGATTAATTCTCCTTCGGGTGTTTTATTTGTTGAAAGACAATGTTTTGACTCGGGGGTAAACGATTGGATTTTATTAACTACAACAGGGGCAAGTGAATCAATATCTGTTGGTATTTACGGAACGAGTGGTGGCAGTAGTTCGTGTAGAATTAAAACTTCCACAAGTACACTATATAAAGGTTTTTCGGGACAAAAAATAAATATGGACAAATTAGCGGTTAAGTGGGATGGGACAGAAGTAAAAACATTTAAAAATGGTTCGCTTATTCAAACAGGAACATTGTCGGGAGGTTTTACTGCAAATCAATTAACAGAACTACACCTTTCAACAGGTCAAGGATTTAACGGAAGATTAAAACAATTAATAGTGTTCAACGAAGCGTTATCAGATGCGGAAATCATAGCACTAACATCATAATATATGGCATTAAAATATTTATACGTACCGAGTGGATATAAAGCAGGAACTGCATACGGAGTTTTGCCGAATGATTCTACTGCTGATTTTGATGATTTCGTAAGAGATACATCTGCCACGAGAACAAATAAAGATGGGCTTCTTGAATCTATGGGCAACAATGTTCCAAGATTAGACTACTCAGATGGTGGATGTCCTTCCTTGTTATTGGAAGCAGAAAGAACAAACCTTGCTAAATATTCAGAGCAAATAACATCTTGGGGTAAAAACCCAAGCAGTTCAGCAGTAACAATAAGAGCGAATGATGAAATTGCCCCTGATGGCAATATAACTGCTGACGTTGTTTCTGTACTTACTGAATATGATGGTGTGTATATTCCAAGTATTACGAGTATAACCAACACAAAATATTCTTGTTCATCTTATGTTAAACACGTTTCGGGAAGTTCAAAAATAAGAGTTGGTATTAATGCAGGTTTTAATTCGACAGGAGGCTCTAAATATGTAAGTTTTGATTTATCTAATGGTTCAACGATACTTAATGGATTAGATGGGGAAGCAGATTTTAAGTCTGTGTACGTTGGAAATGGATGGTACAGATTGATAATAGAAAACTGTACAGGATATGGTAGCACTTCAACCTTTGTTGTCTACTCTTACGAAGGTGGTTTTACAGAATTTGCAGTTTGGGGAGGTCAAATTGAAGTAGGTAATTATGCATCATCATATATTCCAAACTTATCAAATAGCCAAACTACAAGAAATGGGGATAAGGGTAATTTAGCAGGGAATTTTGATGCGCTAGATAACGATAGTGGTGTTCTTGAAGCAAGATTTAAAGCGTTTGATACGGATAATTCTTCGAGAAGAATAACATTAGGTGCAACAGATTCAAACAGAGTGGTTTTAGGTTATGGATATGATAATGGAACTGTAAAGCCTTATCTTTTGATTGTTGCATCAGCAAATGATGATATATATATTAGTATGCCTTCATCTTTTAATATATTTGACTACAACACTTATCAGTTAAAGTTTGAATCTGGCAACAATGAGTTAAAGATTAACGGAGAATTAGTTGATACAGACACTACTTTTAATACTCTTAATTTTACTTTTAGTGCCTCATTAACAAATATATCTTTAAATTATTACAACAATTCAAGTAATAGAATATTTCAAGGAGGTCTAAAACATATCAAAGTTTACGATTCAATAACAGATTTTTAATAAATATATTATGGCAATACACATAGGCAAATATGCCTTCAATTCAAAAGAACAAGCACAAGACAAAATCGAGGCTTTAGGAGTAGAACAAGACGAAGAAGGAAACCCATATCCAACACATCATCACACAGTCGTTGAATTAGGATTGGAGGTTATTCAAGAGGCGGTTTACGAGGAAGGAGAATTGGTTTCTGAAACTGTATTCGGTACTGACTACCTTGTTGATGTTCTTTGGAGTAACTTAGAAGCAGACGAGGATGGAGAGATTGATCATCCTTACGGATGGAAGTCTTATTCTGTTGATATTGATACAGAAGGCATTCACGGCTTCTTAGGACTAAGCTACCAAGACTTAAAGATTTCATAAGATGACACAGGATTTGAAAGTGTACGCACTAAGCATAGGAACATTTGGAATATCAATGAGTAATATTGACATCATTTTAAAGATTACGTTGATGCTTGTTACTATTGGGTACACAATTCAAAAGTGGTACATAATGAATAAAAAGAATAAATGAGATTAACAAAGAACTTTAACTTATCAGAGTTTGACTGCAAGGATGGTACAGAGATGCCATCTGAATTATTGACTAATGTCTTAGAATTAGCAGAGAACCTCCAGGTGCTTAGAGATTTTGTTGGAGTGCCTATTAAAATAAATTCTTCGTACAGAAGCCTTCGTCATAATGCAAATATTAATGGGTCAAAATCCAGTCAGCATTTGTTCGCTAAAGCAGCAGACATCGTTGTTGAATCTAAAAGCCCTGAACAAGTCGCTAACATTATAAAGGCACTTATATTAGAAGGCAAGATGAAGCAAGGAGGGATTGGAGTCTACAATACATTTACACACTACGATATCAGAGGACATAAAGCACGATGGTAAATAAATTCAAAAGTACATTGTTGCGTAGCTTGGTCAAGGAGCGACGTTTAACACCTTTAGAAAGACTTGCTAATAGATTAGGTTATATGGGTACAGGATTCTTTGTTACTGCACCACACCTTCTACCACAATCATCAGGAATGGTTGTCTATATACTTGCAGGTTTATTGTCATTGCCTCAAGTACTGGTAGCAAAGCAATGGAACTTAGTCATTGTGAATTTAAACGTAATGATGGCATACTTAATACTATTAGTAAAATGAGTTGGATAAGCAAACTTTTAGGAACAGGCACAAAAGGAATTGGAGATTTAGCGAAGGACATTCGTGAAGCTCTCAAGGGAAAAGAACTTGATCCTAACAAACAACTTGAAACTGCCGAAAGACTTGTTGAATTACAAGCTAAGATAAACGAAACAGAGGCAGGACATCGAACGATCTTCGTTGCAGGATGGCGACCTTTTATCGGTTGGGTTATTGGTGTTGCCTTACTTTACAACTTTATACTACGTGATTTAATCATATTTGCACATCCTGAATGGTCTGACTTACCGGCACTTCAAATGGATGAGTTATTCACTATTCTATTCGGTATGCTTGGCTTAGGAGGGATGCGTACTTGGGAAAAGAAGCAGGGTGTAACTAAGTAGTTATTCACATTGTTAATACATTTATAGTTTAAGGTATTGACTTTTGCCTACTCGTACTGTACCTTTGCTACACAGGGTTACTTCACGACACATACATATCACGAGTTAATGGAATCCAATATCACGACACTATATAGTGTTATGGTTGTGCCTAAAAAAATAAAAACAATATATTGTAGGTTTTTTTTTACTTTTCATTAGGCATACTCTACATAAGTTATTATATTTGTACTATAACCGAGTGTTAGTTAAGGTTTTTTAGTTTGTGAGATGGCTATCGTCTGTAATGGACACCATCTGTTACTCAGATATACTACAAACTACAATGAGTAGTATATCAACAAGATTGCAAGATATTGAACCATCTTGCA